GCCGAGGTCAGCGAGCTAGTAATCCATTTTGAAAGAGAAGTATTACGAAGTCACACTTACGGTAAGGATGCCGCGCCAGCCAGCGGGTACACACTTGTAACCATAGACTGGGCTTACTCAGACAACAGAACGTCTGATTATTCCGTCTTGTCGGCTATCAGACACCACGTTCGAGACGACAACACTCACGAGTTGATTGTTCTAGACATCGAATACGATAAGTGGAAAGGGTCCGACTTAGCCCAAAACATCGTGTTGTTTTTGAGAAAGCACAACCCGACTGTGACGTTTATAGAAAAAGCTCTTGGAGCCGACCTTCTGATGATGGCTATCAGGGCGTACGCCGACAAGATTGGTTGTGCGCATGTTTTGAGCAGTATTCGGTTGATAGATCCTAGCAACAAGCTTAACGCTAAAGCAAACCGAATTAAAGGGTTGGAAATTCTTCTCCGAGACGACCGCCTTCATTTCGTCTCAGGGTACTGGATTGATGAACTTTACAAGCAGTTCGAGAGATTCACTGGCGAGAAAAAAGGTCGCAAGGACGATATTCCAGACGGAATTTCTCTCGCTACCAGGGTTCTTCCAGCGGATATGTTCTCGTATCTGAGACCAGACCCAGAAGAGGAACAGAAGTTTTTAGACAAGCAAGAAAGAGAGCGCAGGAAGAACGCGCAGTATGACCGCATGTTCAATTTTGGTTCTGGCACGATATCGAGACCAGCGGCAACAAGCCAAGACGGTCAAATGAAGTTAAGCGAGTGGTACCGTACTCGGAATAATCCGAACGAACCCCCACCCGTGATCGCTCCAACAAAACCAGCGAAACCGCAGGACCCTAGAATGATTATTTTTGGCAATAAAGGACCTTGGCGTCTATGATTGCATCAGCCGAAGTGGCAGAAATTCAGAAGCTAGAAACCATTGCGGCTCCTGAGATTAATACCGAGAACACGTATGTGGACTTGGAAACGGATACTCTTCAGTTTAAAGCCGAAGCCGCGATTAAGTTGGTTCTCGATAATACAGAGATTGCGGACAACTTCATCAACATCAATCAGTGGGCTAGCGGTTGGACAATGTCGGACTTGCTGTATCAGTCGCCGATGTCTGCCAACAACATTGAAGGCTCCGACGTCTCAAACTCAGCCGTCCCGAAGTTCATGGTTTCGAACCACGTTTCGGCGATTGTGCCGAAGATTATGGGTGGCATCTTCTACGAAGACCCATGCTTCCTGCTTCGCCCCGCTCCGAAAACGACCCCTGATTTGATCACGGCTAAGACGGCTATCTTCACCTTTCAGTTGAAGGCGATGCGTTTCGAGGAAGAGGTCGAGCGCGGCATCGAGCAGATGGCTTTGCTCGGCACCGCTATTTGGAAGTGGGGATACACAGAGTACGAGACAAAGATTAAGAAGTACAAGCGTAAGGCGAACAAGATTCTTGTTCCGACAGGCATCAATCAGTTAACGCCAGTCGACACGCCTCTTTCGGATGACTTCACGATTGAATTCTTTCCGAAGCTTGTTTCACACCCGTGGATTAAGTTCTGCGATATCCGTACTGTTCTGGTAGACCCAGGTTTGCGAGTAGGCGACATTAGGGAATCGAAGTGGGTTATCTTCCGCGATTACGCTAACTACAGCGACTTGAATCAGCTTCGCGGCACGGACGGCTACAACATTCCTAAAGAAGAAACGCTGCGTCAGATATTCGCGTCCGCGCAAGGTGCGGGTCCCGACAATATCACAATGACAATTCCAGAAGGCATGATGGGATATTTGCAGCACGCCCGTCCGCGCGCCAGCAAGACTTCGGCTGACCCGAACCGCACACCTTTGGAATTGTTAGAGTATTGGGACAACGAAAAGGTTATCGTTGTTCTTCTCTACAACGGCCACAACATTTTGATTCGTAACGAAGCGAACCCGTACGGCAAGATTCCGTTCTTCTCGGCTAACTGGCGCAACATCCCCGACAATTTCTACGGACAAGGTCTGGGCATGTTAATCGGAAGCGAGCAGATTGTCGAGCAAGGCGTAACGAACCTAGCACTCGATTTGCTTGCATACTGTTTGCAGCCTGTTGCTCTTAGAAAGAAAGGTTTCAACGCCTTAGGTCAGAATACGAGTTGGCAGCAAGGCGGCATCATCGACGTCGAAGAGGATGTCGAGAAGGCTTTCAAGTTCTTGCAGATGCCTCCGCCGTCGCCTGAAGCGTTTCAGTTTATCCAGATGTCCCAGACGTCAGGCGCATCCACATCGGGCGCGAACGAACAAGTAATCCAGGGCGCAGGTCACGTGGGTCAGCAGTCCACGGGTATGAGATCTGGCACTGGCGCAGCCGCTGTTATATCAGCGAACGCGAGCCGTTTGGACGGTCCGACAGGACGATTCGTCCGCCAGGTTTTCGAACCTTGGCTTCACCAGATGGACGACCTTGACAATGATTTGCTGCCGACCAGCGTTATTCGCAGCATCCTCAGCGATGAGTTGAATGACTCTATCGACGTAGACCACATCGAGTACCGAGAAGCTCAAGTGAGCTACGAGGTTCTCGCAGGTTCGAGTTTGGGCGCAAAGAAGGAAATGGCTCAAGCACTCCCAGTCATGATTCAGTTGATGACTAACCCGATCTTCGTAAAGAACGCAAACGACGCAGGATTCCAGTTCGATGCAAACGCTATCTTTCAAGCTTTCGCGGAAGCGGCAGGCTGGAGATTCTCTCAGAAGTTCTTGAGACCTATGACCGACGAAGAGAAACAGCAGCACCAAGCGAATAGTCCAGCAGCTATCGCGGCAGCGCAGAACGCTAGCCAGCAGAAGATGATGGGCGATAAGTTCAACCAGGAACAGACTCTCGAGAATCAACGACAGCTTGGTAAGGCTGGTAATGAAGCCTTCCGCGCGTATGTTGAAAAGGCAACGAAGCCTCTTATCGAGGGCGGACCAGAGCAGACACAAGGCTTTGGTGCTACCACGGCATTATAATTCGGGGGCGGGGTAACTCGCCCACCAAAAGGATGTAACCAATGGAACGTAAATTTTTAGGTGAAAAATTAGACTTTGAAAAAAGAATAGCGCTCGCGCAGTTAACGGTGCAGCCAGGCTGGTTGGTACTCTTGGAAATGATAGGCGAAGCGTGCCGTCAGTCGACAGAAGAGTGCATCAAAATTAGCCCGTCGGCTCCAAACTACGAGAAGATTGTTCCTAATCTTCAACTGGTTGCTCACACGATGAGCAAGTTCGCGAAGCAGATTATAGATTCGTGCAAAGTCATTCACCAAAGAGCATCGACAGAATCAAAGGCGCAAGCGGGAATCCAGGAAGAACCAGCAGGACCAGGCAATCGGTTCAAGGGATTTCGTCCGCCAGAAGTACCGCAACAGTAATCCCTCCCACGAGGGAGGGTAGTCGAATTAATAAGGTGGGTTATGGCAATCACATTAGAGGCAGCTATGAAGCTGACCTTGGAACAAGTTTTGAACATAGTGAAGGGTGAAGACAAGCAGGCATCCGCTGAGATGCAAGCTCTGATGACCCGACGTGTCCCAGTGAAAGACGAAAGGACAGGTCGAGCGGACTCGAGCGGACGTACTTACGCTCCGCTAGCCGAACGTCTCTCCCAACTCATGTTGGAGCGCAATCAAGCTATCTCCGTTCGCGAGGCTGAGGTTGACCGCGAAGCATCGCGCATCAATCCTCCTACGACGGAAGAGCTTGCAGCCGAAGCCGCAGCAATAGCTGCCGAAGCCGCGCCAGCACAAGCAAATGATGTTGTGCCAGTACAAGCAAATGATGTTGTGCCAGCACAAGTAGAACCTGTCGCGCCAGTTGTTCCAGCCGTCGCAGTCGACTACTCGGTCGAGGATGCTAGCTGGAAAGCAGCGGGCATCACGGTTACACGCGACGCAAAGGGCGAGATAATCCGCGCCGTAGCCGATTACCAGATTACGGAAGAGAACGGCGAAGCGATTGGCCGTTCGACTCATTTCGAGGCACGCAACCTCCTTGAGCTATATTTGAAGTCGCAAAACGCCCA